GGACCCCAGGTGGCCCGTGAGCGGACCCTGATGTCCCGGGCCGTCACCTCCACGGTCACGACCCGCGTCTTCTCTGAGTCTCCCATAGTTGTTCTGCCTCCCGGGAGCCACCATGCTCTCGCCCTTGCTCGTCCGCGAGGCCAGGTGCTCGACACGGACCATACCGGCGACCCCATCAGACGCGTGCCGCTGCACCGACCGTCTGAGGCGGACCCACCGAGGTCCGCGCGCCCAGGAGAGAGCATCGCTCCCTAAATCCCTTATACCTACCATATCCTGCTCGCTTTAGCAAGCACCCCCGACCGACTCCTATCCCCAGACTTATCCACAGGCCCCCTCGCGCGCCCGCGCCTGCCCAACCTCGACCGACTCCCACACGTCACCTCGACCGACTCCCATAGGGACAATAGGTACACCTCACTCGTGAGTGAATGTCTTGGATGGCTCCGTGAAGGTGATTGGACCGGTCTGCCCACACCTGCCCCACACCCTGTGCGGAGCCCCTGTATTCCTGCCAGACCAAGCAGGCCGTCGACACAGCCGACCATTATTCCTGCCGGCCGAGCGTCGTGGTACGTGCCACGGGCCCAGGCGTATATAAAGGAAGGCGGACACCGCGATAGCATGCTGCGTAGTATGCTACGAGCAGGCAAGCGGCCTCCACCCAGGGCTGACACCCCCCTCCCCTCCCCTCCAGAGGGGCAGCGGCCGACCGAGCGAAGCGAGGGCTTCTGGGGCGGTAACTAGAGAAATAATAACAAACTATAACGATAGTTGCAAACCGCTTGCTTTAGCGAGCACAGTGCGGTACACTAGGGGTGAGCGGCGCCGACGGACGCAGCCATCGCCTCAGAGGTGGGAATCCCCGCTCCGGCCCACACACCTACAGAAGGAGACCCAATGGCGAACAGTCACAGCTCTGGCCCCGTTTCATCCGGGGCGCCAGCTTCGCGAGCGGTGCTACCTCATGAGGGTGAGCCGCTCGGTATGCGCGTTCACAGCATCGAGGTGGAGTTGGAGAACCATCGCAGCATCACGCGAGAAGTCCTGGACTCCTTGCTTCAGCGGGTGTGCTCGCTAGAGCGCGAACTACGTGGCGACCCGCCGAAAAGCGCGGCCACCCCAGCACGTTCCTACTGAGGAGACTCCCACATCGACCCAATGACTCACCAGTGGGTAACCGTCTGGGTTTGGGGACAGTGGCCTCCCCAGCAGGACGACCCTCCGCAGCCCGCTGGCGATCGCTCGCCCTTGGTGCCGCCAACGCCCACCCGCAGCGGCGGAGCTGCACTGATCATTCCGCGACCCTACGTGGTGGTCGGTGAGGGCTCGGAGAAGTAGTGCCACATCGGTGCTGGGACTGTCCACGACTCATCAGCGGGCGCAAGTTTGTGTGCAAGCCGTGCGCGCTTGCCCGTAGGCGACTGCGAGTGAGGGCCCAGCGCCGAGCGCTGCGTGAGCGCCAGGAGCAGACCGAGGAGGACCGTGGCTAAGAAGAAGTCGCCCAAGGCCCAGGCTGGTAAGCTCGGTGGCTCTGCGACCGTCCAGAAGTACGGCAAGGAGTATATGCGGGCTATCGCGGCGGCCGGTGGGCGCAAGCGCCAGGAGAACCTGCGTGCACTCGTCGCCCAGGTCGATGCGCTGGAGAGCCGCCTCTCGCAGGTACCCTCCCAGCCGGAGGATCAGCCAGCCCCCTTGGCGGAGCAGCCCGTAGAGCTGACGCGCCAGGTAGCCCCAGGAGAACCCTACATTCGCAGACCCCGGCCACCCCAGGCCCTAGAGCCGCGGTGGCCCCCAGAGAAAGAGGCAGATTAGATGAACGTACGAATAGAGAATTCATCCAACGTGTGGACAGTGAGCTACACGTCAAGCCAATCTGGTTCGAGCTGGACATCCCCAAGAAGTACCTGCGTGCCTAGTCCACGACCGGCAGTGGGCTCTGATGACTCGACTGGGGTATGGTATTGCCTGTGCTGGGCGCATCATACGCGGATCGAGTCGTTCGGCGAACCAGGTTCCGCAGGCGGATCGCGTGACGAGCAGCTTCCCGGCGAATCTCCAGCTCGATCCAGCACACCCGACAGTAGCCACGGTGACCCGGACCCGTCATGATGGTGCCGCAGTCCTTGCCCCGGCAGCGGCGCACGGACTGGGCGGCGGGGATGGAGTCGATGCCGGGGAAGGTCGTGCGGACGGCCTTGCCCTGGCGGACGGCCTCCCGATAGAGGTCGTTGCAGCGCTTGGAGCAGTAGAGCGTGATCCTGCGCGAGTGCTCTGGCGGCATGAACAGCACTCCGCAGTAGGCGCACGGGCGTTCGATCGGTTCGAGCGCCGGCCGCTCTGTGATCGCCCGGAGGACAACGCGCTTGGACACCCCAGCCCCTTCGCGCCAGCTTCCCCAGCGCCCTATCGTGCGACCGCTCTTCCCCGAGCGGGTGGCCCGGCGGGACCGCCAGTTCCTGCTGCGCGCGATGGCGGGCTTCCTTACCCGCTACGGGTACTACCCCACCCACAACGAGCTGGCGAGCGCGACCGGCGCTCAGCGCGCCGCCGTCTACGCGTGCCTGGAGGACCTCGTTGCGTTGGAGGTCATCGAGCGGTTCAACCCCCCCGGCCGCCGTCCGCCGTACTGGCAGCTCACCCCCAAGGGCTGGCAGGTGCTGGGCCTGCGGCCAGTGCAGCCGTGGGTGCGCCGGCCCAGCAAGCCGCTCGACCGCTTGGTCTACCGGGTCGCGATCAGCTTGGCGGACGTGGAGGCCGCCCAGCGCAAGCTCGACCAAGAGCTACCTGGCCGGATCGCGCACGCCGGCAAGCGCCGCCGGATCGTGGACCCCGCCGACGCCGCCCCGACCGAGAAGCTGTGGTGACTTGCGCCCGCGTGCTCGCTAGGATACCATAGCGCCATGGCAGAGGTTCTCACTATCGCCGGCTTCCTGGGCTGGGCCGCGACGCTCACCGCTCTCAGCTTTGCGCTTCTGCCGATGGCGAGGGCTCTGGCGATTCAGCAGCGGATCAATCGCGAGTTCGATGACCGGGTTATTGCTGTCGTCTCGCGCTCGCGCGCGATCAAGCCGCAGCCTGCCGGCCCGCCACCGCCGCAGGCACCGCCTGCCAGCAGTGTCGAGGAGGCCCTGGCCCGCGCGTTCGCCTCCCAACAGGCCGAGCCCGTCTACGAGCAGCCCTCCGCTGATGAGGGCTTGGAGGTCATCGACCAATGAAGATGCTGCGCGAATACGACCATCGTTTTGGAATCTCCGCTACCTGCTCGTGTGGGGAGTGGGGTGGTGGGGTGGTGGGGGTACCGCCGAACCTCCTCACCACTTACGCCAAGGAACACATCGAGGAACGAGAAGACCACGTGGTGACGATGACGCTCTCGTTCCACCGTGAACCCTTCGTGGACCTTCCTAGACTGAAGCCCGATGCCCCGTAAGAAGGCCAAGGACGTAGAGCAGACGCTCGACGCTCCTATCCAAATCCGCCTAGCCCAGCGGGCGCATCACAGGCACGAGCACGAGATTGACCCCTATCAGTCGCCGCCGGGGTCCGTCAAGACGCTGCGCTCACAGCCCCTCGACCGCCCGCTGGCCGGTTCAGAGCTGGCGCTGCGGGACGCCGCTCGCCAAGAGCAACGTGATGCCTCGATGCGGTACACGGTGTACCTGGACATGCTGGGTCACTTCGGCGGCAACCGCGTCAAGGCGCTCGCCGTCGCTTACGCCTCAGGAGTCGACCCCGATGGCCACGCGATACTCATGCCCGAGGAGCAGGTCATTGCCAACTTCCCCGAGCTGCTCGCCGACGTACGGAAGGGCTTGGTCTCTACGTCTCTCGCTGACATGCTCGAAGAGGAGGGACTTGACCTGCGGGCGCGTGTGTCGCGCTACCGCCAGCACGTCTACTCCGACAACCCCGCCGCCTCGCTCAAGGCGCTCGAAGCGGTGGGTGAGCTTGAGGGCAACCGCAACGATGCGGGCTCGTTCGAGAACTACCTGCGCCTGGTCAAACAGCAAGGCAGTAAATGACACTCACCCCTGGTGATGGGAGCACCTGCGAGACGGCCAAGCCCGTCCGTGACCGCAACCGTCCGCATCACTTTCACTTTGGCGAGGACGGCGTCGTGCGCGTCTATCGAGGCACCCAAGAGGACTGCCCCGAGTTTCGCAAGTACCGCACCGCCGACGACCTCCTCTCTGGCCGCACCGTAGGAAGGTAGCAACCGACCATGGCTATCAATATCAAGCCAGGCGAAAACTGGCCGCCCCGCATCACGCCCTCCGCCCCCAGCGGCTCGCGTTACAGGCTCCCGCTCCACACGATCGCCCCCGAGGACATCACGCCCAACGGCGACCGCTATCTCATCGAAATCATCGACGTGGAGGACACCCTCCAGCTCGGCCAGCTCCTCATCGTCACTCAGGACCCGAATGTCAACCCGATGAATCCGCAGGCCGACCCCACTGTCGAGGCGCGCGGCGTGCTCGTCGGCGTCGTGCTCACTGCCGGCAACGGCCACCTGCTGGGCTTCCCCGACCCCGCGCTCGTCACGCCGAGGTACGAAGAAGTCATCCACGACTTTCCTAAGGGCTCGCGCGATGCCATCGAGCATGTTCAGACCGGGCATGACATCGAGCGCGAGTGGGCCAACGTCACCATGTTCTACGAGCCGGGAGATGTGGTGCTGGTCGACCGCAACGCGCGGGGGCGCAACCTGCGCGTGGTCAATCGGGAAATCCGCATCATCGGCCAGATCGACGTTCTGGCCAAGATCGAGGGTATCCGCCTCACCCGCGTCGGTGATACATGGGAGCCCGAAGAGGTGGAGGTCGATGCACAAGAGTGAAATCACGATCGACCCCTGGCGCGACAACGCCAACGAGCTGACCAAACGCACGACCATACACTATCGGCGCGATGGTCAGCCTGAGGTGTCGATGGACGTTACTGTCACTGATCTGGAGTTCGGCGACTTCGACATCTTCTCACAAAAGATGCACATTTGGATCGAGCTGCTCAAGCAACGAGCAGAAGGAGAAACGAAGCAAGATGAAACCCCTCGTCCACCAGGACTCCAGTGGCTTCGTCCCTCTGCCGGACGGTGATGTCGTCATCACCTCTGGCCCGCTTGGTGGCTTAGGGGATATTCTCATCTACTCGACGCTCGCAGAGCGGTTCGCCCAGATGGGACGCCGCGTCTATATAGACGAGGACAACACCGCCCGCTCGAAGGAAGTGCTGGACCTCGTCTGGGGCGCTAACCCCCACATCATCGGCACCTGCAAGCTCAAGCCGAACGCCGGCTACGTGCGCCAGGGCCTCTTCTACGAGATCGCCAACCGCTACCCGCTCGGCTCCATCGAGGCGATGGAGCGCGCACATGGCCTGCCGCCGCCATATGGTCTGGCACCCAAGCTCTACTACGCGCCCAAGCCTTTTCACATCGACCTCTCCAATACGATCCTGGTCGACTTCTCAGCCGTCTCGTCCAGCATCGGCACGGAGGGCATCCTCGATGCCATCCGCTTCGCGCGCGGCAAGTTCCGCAACGCTCCGATGCTCCAGGTCTTCTTCAAGAGCCACGTCGCGACAGAGCCTCCGCGCATCGCAATGGACTCCTACCAAGTCCAGTCGCTGCGTGAGTATATCGACATGATCGCCGCCGCGCGCGGTTGGATCGGCTCCGAAGCCGGTGGCCAGGCCCTGGCCTCGGCGGTCCGCCAGGCCGATGTCTACGACCTGGGCGCCAGGCCGGAGGTGCTGGTTACCGCCTGTCCGCCCACGTTCAATAGCCGGGGCTACACGTTTCGCACCAACGACTACCGAGTCACCTCGCACGGCGACATCCCTGGCGACTACTTCGACCCGACCGAGGTCAAGCAGTACGTCTACGAGTTGCGCTCGCGCATGGAGACCGACAAGCACCTGCGGGATGAGCCGGCATGAGGGTCTGCGTCATCTCCAGCGCGCCACGCTCGTGGCGTGAGCTGACTGACATCACCTGGCCGGCGCTAGCGAAGTATTGTAAGCGACACGGGTACGACCTGCACACGGATGTCTCTGAGGTCACCGAGCGCGTCGGCTTTCCCACCTGGGGGGCGAACCACCCGGAGTTCATCCCCATACGCGGGTTCATTAAGCTCGACCTCTTCATGCGGTTCATGGAGTACGCTGAGCCTGAGTACGACTACCTCGTGTGGTTGGACGCTGACTGTCTCATCACCAACTTCGAGAAGAGGCTGGACAGCTTCCTGGGATACTCGTCTACCCTGGCACCTTGCGTGACGATGACCTACGACTACAACGGTCACAACGCCACGTACATAGCGGTGTCAAGCGACAAACTCATCCACGATTATCTGTGGGCGTGCCGCAACGCTGGATGGCGCATGTTCGGCTGGCATGACTGGGGCGAGATGGAGGCAATGCTGCGGTTCTCGCAGGCCCCTCCGTACAAGGACATCATCCGGTACGTCTCGGTACAAGAGCTATGCGCCCTGCCGCCGAACGTCTATCCGACGCCAAAGTGCATCGCCGAGTCTTACGAGTGGACACCCGACTCGCTCTCGGTCCACTTCTCGGCCCTCTCGATCCCCGAGCGCGTGCGTCTCGCCAGAGAGTGGGCAGCGCGTGCATAAGCCAGACTGCCACTGCGCTATTCATGGCGGACGACCGAAGCAGTCGCGACCAGCGACCGAGCGGTTCTGGCTCTACGTCGTGCCAATGATGGACGACCGTGGCTGCTGGGAATGGGCAGCGAAGATATGCCGCAACGGCTATGGCATGATAAGCGTCGAGAAGCATCGGTCAAAGAAGCTCTTAGCTCACAGGCTATCCTATGAGATGCACTTCGGACCTATAGCTCCTGGGCTTGTCGTCTGCCACCGCTGCGATAACCCGAGCTGCGTGAATCCTCATCACTTGTGGCTCGGGACCCAGGACGAGAACATGGCCGACATGAAACGCAAAGGCAGGGCTTGGCGCCGTGGCGTTTGATATCAAGGCGTTCGATGAGAAGCGGTACAGCCAGTTCGGCGAGGACGGCATCACCCATGCGCTGATCCGTCGTTTGGACCCGCCGCACAGCTTCCTGGAGATCGGCTGCGGCGATGGGACCGAGAACTGCACGCGCATCCTCACCGACTTCAAGTGGACGGGTTTGTGGGTCGACCGCGACCCGGCCAACGCTAGCCTAGCTATAGAGGTCGGCACGCCGCTTGGGGTGCGCGTCATATGCGCGCACGTCTCCTTGAGCAACATCGCGTTCTACCAGGGCCAAGTTCCACAGGAGCTAGGCGTCCTCTCCATCGACGTTGACGGCAACGACTACCACCTCTGGAAGGGGCTCTGCGTGGGACCGTACGCGCTACGGCCGTACATCGTCATCATCGAGGCGCTCATCGTCAACGAGGACGGCTTCCGCTCAGATGACGACTACTACGTCATGCCGTACATCCCGGAGTACGTCTGGGACCAGCGCGACCATTCCTCGGGGTCAACCGTAGCTGCTCTCAAGACGTTGGGAGGTGAGCTGGGCTACACGTACTTGGGACGGCCGGCAAACCCGCACTCGCCCAACTGCTTCTTTATCCGTAACGACTTGCTGGAGAGGCTATGAGCAAGGTCTGCGTCATCACCGCTCACGACGCCCGCTACGCTGAGATGGCCTCGATCACGATGCCATCGCTCATGCGGTACTGCGCTAAGCACAACTACGAACTGTGGGTTGACGACAACATCGACCCACGCGAAGGCGACTTCTGCAAGATTCGCCTTTTCCGAGAGCTATACGCTACCGGCAACTATAGTCCAGACGACTTCTGCTTCTGGATCGACACCGATGCGCTCGTTATGAACAGCGAGGTCAAGCTGGAGGATGTGTCTCACCACTGGCTAGACTATGTGACAAGCTCTACGCTATGGGGTAACACCCAAGGTCACTACCTAGTCGGCTATGATCCCAATGGCATTAACACCGGAACCTGGCTTGCGCGGTTCTCCTCGAAGGCAGAGCACTTCCTGCGGGTGGCGACGGAGACCAGCGCCAGCATGGGCTGGGCCGATCAGGTCGGTCTACTGATGACGGCGCTCCAGCCGACGTTCAGGGACATCGTGCGCTATTGCCCCGGCAGGGTGATGAACTCCATGCCATACCGCCTCTATGGCTGGAACTGGCAGCACGGCTATGAAATTAACGCCTACGAGGACGGCAATTTTGTAGTACACTTGCCAGCGATCGAGCTTCCTAAGAGGCTAGAATTATTGCGCGAGTACGCGAGAGGCGCCAAGTGAAGACGGCGCTCATCACTGTCCAAAATGACCTCTACAAGCCGATCGGCGAGATCACTCTGCCGCTGATGACAAGATACTGCGAGAGGCGTGGCTATCACTTTCGCTGTGGCCAGTACCACACGAACCCCTCTGACCTCCCAACCTACGGCGACCGTGGGAAGGTCGAGCTGTTCAACCGCTTCTACTTGCAAGGGTACGATTACGTCATGTTCCTGGACTTGGACGTGGTCATTATGAACAGCGACATGCCTGTGCAGACGATGCTAGGCTTCCGGCCGTTCCTGTGGACATACGACCACAATGGACCCCTCAGTGGGTTCTGGATCGCTAAGTGCGAGCCGCAAGTCTACATGACGATGAACGCGATTAAGAACGGCGCTCCGGCGGCCGGCAAAATCAGCGTGACCGAGGATGTGGGACCTCCGCACGGAGTGAACCTGCGCCTGGAGCCGCACGGCGCGAGCGACCAGATGATGATGCGCTCGCTGATGAACATACCCCCCTTCGGCGAGGTGCTTGGTGAGCACAACTGCTTGCCCGGTGGCCAGGTCGGTCACACCTACCCGCGTGAGGTGATGAAGCTGCCGAAGGAGTTTCCCAACATTAACGACTACTACGAGGGGGCGTTTTGCGTCACGTTCCCTGGCGTACCCCTCCAAGAACGCATCGAGCTATGCCGCCAATGGGCGGAGAGGGCAGTATGAAGGCGCGTGTTATACGTGTACCTGCAACTTCAGCGTCAGTTTACATCGAGGTAGACTTAAGCACTAGCCCATGTATGTTTCAGCCCGATGGGCCATCAGTTAAGAAACGTGAAGAGGGTGGAGTGTTGTCAGCTACCCGTTATATTCAGTACCTTACGGGTACACCTGGACAGTTCAAGTCTCTGCGTCGCCGTATAGATGAGGCACTTGCGCAGTTGAAGGACGGAGAAGAGTGAGCAAGGGTCAGCAGCCGCTTTGTGAGCCGGAGCTGTTCGAGCCGCTCCAGGAGCTGGTCAAGCGCTACGGCATCGTCAACCTGGTGGAGACCGGCACCGGCCCGTCCTCCTCTGGTCTCGAAGCCGCCAAGCGGCTGGGCTTGCGGGGGTACTCGTGCGATGTCTTTCGGCCGTGCGTCGAGCGTGCCGCGCACATGTACCCCGGCTCGCTCTGCTTCCACGGCGAGAGCCTGGGCTTCTTCGCCCACATCCTGCCGACGCTTGTTGGCCCGACGTTCTTCTGGCTCGACGGTCACTGCCCAACAGATCAGGCGTGCCTGCCTGGACCCATCTTCCCGCCGTACGAAGAGATGCTGATGATCCGTAGCCTCAAGCGCGGCTACGAGCACGACGTGCTGTGGATTGACGACATCGCCATGATCGACGTACCCGACAACCCGACCGCCTCACGCTGGGACGTTGACCTCGCCGGCATCCGCTGGCAGGGTGCCAAAGAGCACTCATGGGAGGACTACCTATCGCTCATGGCTGGCACGCACGACTACGAGGTCAACGACTGCATGCTGCGCCTAACGCCGAAGACGTGACCATCGTGCTCGTCCAGGAGTTGTGCGCCATGCTCAAGCGCGGCTCCGAAGGTCGCTGCCTTGATGGCGCTGCCATCCTCCAGCAGTTCCTCGACGCGCACCCCGAGGTTGACCCGATCGAGGCTCGACGGACGGCGCTGTTGGTCGGCCGCACGCCGTTCCCCTCAATCGACGGCAACCCGCCAGTCTTCCGTGACCGCCCGTTCTACGACGCTAGATATTGGAGAGGTCGGGACGGTTCGTCTGCTTGACCTCAGTCACCCAGCGGAACGCCTGCTCGAACTCGGGTCGGCGTTCCTCTGCTTCCTGCTCGCGCGTGCGACGGTGCATCCCACTGTAGCCGTCCCGCGCGATGCAGAGCGCGATGCAGAGCGCGTCGTAGTGGTCGTCGTGCGAGCCGCTTTTAGCTTTGAACGCGCCGGACGGTTGGCGCATGAGCTTGGTGACCTCGTCAATCGTCTTCTCGTCCGGTATGATGATGTCGGGGTCGGCTCGCCCGGTCTCTGGGTGCTTGCGGCAGAGCAGCTCCGTGAACGTCTGGTCCATGAGTGGGCGAGTTTTCTCGTTGGTCTCCCAGCCAGGGTAGTCTGAGGGCAGCGCCGTTCCAGGCTCACGGTCCAGCCGCTTCCAGTAGTACACGTTCCGCATCCCCATGTCCATGCAGGAGCGAATCATCTGATATCCCATGCCCTTGAGTTCAATCGCGTAGTAGCAGTTGAAGTACCAGCGGTACATATAGTAGAGCTGCTTGCGGACGATGTAGTCTGGAGCACGGCACTCGAAGGTGCAGACGACCTTGTTGTCGCGCCAGCGCACGACCTGCGCCACCGTCGCGTCCGAGTTCATGGACTCGTACGCGATGTCAGTGTCGACGCCCATCGTGTACTTCTCGCCGCTCTGCGGTGGAGCATAGATGCGGACCTGCTGCCACTCGTTGTCAGCCCCCTGGTGGAACTGGTCCTCCCCTTCAAAGAGCCCAGTCACAAGCGGCGGCTTCTCCATCGCACGCAGTGCGTCCATCGCCATGCGGTCAAAAGGAACGGTGCCGGAGTCGATGAAGGCCGAGTCGATCGTGTGGAGAAATTCCTGCCTGAACGCTAGTAGCTTCATGTCCTGCGTTGGTAGCTTGTAGCCGTCGATCTTCCGACGCCGCCAGAACAGGCGAGAAAGTGAGACGCCGTACTTCTCATGCAGCTCCTTCTCTTCCTCATCACCGTAGCGCGCCAGAGTCCCCAGCGTCTGCTTCATCTCTTCAAGCTGCGCCTTCGTGATGGGTCGCAGCTCGGCGTGTGGGTTCTCGCGGGAGCGGCAGTCGTACTCCTCGTGATAGCGCCACGGGCAGACGGCCGGGATGAACACGCCAGGGTAGCCTTTGGCGACCGCATCCGGCAACCCCAGTGCCCCGTTCAGCACGTCGGAGGCGCGCAGCTCCCCCTTGTGCTGCTCCAGGCGCTTTGTCCACTTGGGGTTGTCGGCGACGGCCTCACGGACCATCGGCTCGTAGGAGTCATCGAAGCCGTTGGGCGTCGTGTCCACGATGAACCAGGACTCCGGGCGCATCGGCATGGCCGAGACGATGCCCGTCTGAATCGCTATCTGACGCTCGGTGGTCATGTGCGCGTACTCGGATGCGATGACAAGCCCAGGCGCCTCGCCACGAAACGAGGAGGGAACAGTGATCTGGATTGCCGAGTTCAGGCCCGGGTTGTCCAGACGGTCCTTCGGGTTAGGGTTATCGAAGATGTAGTGCTTGATATTCTGAATGCGGCGCATCGGCTGCATCCACGCCGGGAGGTTATTGAGCATCGTCCCGACGTTGGTGGCCTGGTCGGCGGCGACATCCTCGTCATCGACTAAGATCAGCGCACGGTGGTTCTCATCGAGCACGTACCACATGGCGTCGGCGATGTTGTCAGTCGTCCACCCGAGCTGCCGGGCCTTAATCTCCACGATTCGCACCGGCAGCTCGTTACGGTACTGCGACTGCTTAGCCACATTCAGGATGGCCTGCCCGACCCACGGCCGCAGTAAGACGAGGTTCTTCTGCTTGTTGACGACGTAGGCGAAGTTGCGCTTGAAGAACAGCGGTGAGAGGTGCATCATGCGCGTCAGCTCGACGCGCCAGAGGTCCTCGTGGCCCTTCGGGCACGCGTCGGTGCCGAACTTCGCTTGGAAGAACTGCCCAACGTCGAGCAGCTCCTCGGGCTCGAACAAGGAGGTCGCCATCACGCGCACACGTTCGCAGGAACCGACCCCACGCCCTGCGAAGGGCGGCGCCCATGTTCGACTGGCTGCGCCGCCTCGCCGACCCCCGGGGACCGCTGGGCGAGGTCGTCTCGCCCGCGATCGTGTTCAAGGAGCGCCAAGGGCTCCCAATCGCGGCCCCGCACACACAGCGCGCCCCAGCCCGCTTCATCGCCGCTGCCGACGCCATCGACGTGCCGATCGAGCGCGTCCGCCAGGTCTCAGCGACGCTCGAAGAGGTGTGGGAACCCGTCTATCGGCCGATCGACTCGACCGACCTCTTCACCCTCCTACACACCCAGCCCGAGCTGCTCGGTTGGAACGTCACCACGCGCGCCCTCACGCGCGCCCGCCGCTACCTGCGGGACGAGGAAGAGGAGCGCATCCAGTCGCTCCAGGTGATCCCGAGCGACGCCTACTACAACGGCATCTACGAGACGATCCCGGGCAACGATCCGATCGTGCTCGACGGCGAGGTGCTGCGCGGCACCCCCACCTACAACCCCGATGGCTCGATCAAGCACGACGGCATCCTGCGCGGGACGGTCATCACCGGCGGACGGGCCGAGTACCGCCGCCGCACCAAGGGTTTCGTCCACTGGGACAAGGGCTTCGTCGCAGCGCGCGAAGCCGCCCAGGCCGAGATGGCCTCGCGCCCGGTCCGCAACGTGCGCCGCGCGCTCGAAGCGACCGCCGCCCGGTGCCTACCAACCTGGCAGCCGGTCGGCATCAATCCGCGCCGTGACCGGACCCGAGCGGTGTGATGCTATCTAAGCACCCGAAGATCGTGGCCGTCTACTGGGAAGACGCCGCGTTCGTCCAGGGCAACAACATGTCGCGACGCGAGGTGCATGAGCTAGAGCCGACGTTTCAGACATCGGTCGGCTTTCTCATGGAACGCTCAAAGGAGCGCATCATTCTTGCCGGGTCGATCGTAGAGTCTGGTGAGGAGACCGGCTACAACGACATCCTTACCATCCCGAGCGCTATGGTGCGTTCGGTGAAGTTCCTGCGATGAACGCCTCCAACCTCTTCGGCCCCGACGCTCCGTCCCTGGGCCAGGGCGCTCGTCCGGCGGGCGGCTGGCTCGGCGGCGAGCCGCCCGGTGGCGGCAAGCCCCAGCGGCGCAGCGCCGAGCCCGAGACGAAGATGGTGCAGTGGTGCCGGCGCACCGCTGCGACGCTCAAGCGTGAGGCCCAAGAGCGCCTGGAACGCCAGAAGCGCAACACGAATCTCTCGCAGGGTGGGACGCCCTGGTGGCGCGATCGGCCGCGCTGGAAGCTCGGCACCAACCTGATGTTCCCGGCCACCATCCCGCTTCAGTGGACGGCCATCCTGTGCGACGCGCAGCCGACGCTCACGTACCGCACGCAGGACCGCAAGAAGCAGAAGCGCGCCGACATCGCGACTGCCGCTTGGAACAAAGCGTACGAAGACGGCCACTGGGAGCAGGTCATCCACGACGCAGTGCTTGTGTCACGGGTCCAAACGAAGGCGTACCTCTCTCTTCGGCCTAAGGTCTCTGGCTCTCAGGTAACTGCTGACTTGCGGTTCTTCAAGGGTGAGCAGGTCTTCTTCAACCAGAACGCGCGTGGCCCACTCGATGCCGAGGTCAGTCTCATCGAGTACCCCGAGAGCTATGGCTCCCTTTGCGCTCGGTTCAAGGACCTCGAAGAGAAGATCGCCCGCAAGTACGACAAGCCGCGCACGGAGAGCCAGCCGCAGCGCCAGAGCGTGCTGGCGCCTCCCTCGTCCTACCAGATGCCGACCGGCGGCAGCCCGATCAACCTGCCTGCCTACGCCGCCTCCTCCAACCCACCGGACACCTACTCCGGCTCGGCGGGCCTCAAGGTGCAGGAGTGGTGGACGATGCCGCACGCGACGGTCAAGGTCAAGGAGCCCCAGTTCCTTGCGACCGGCGAGCCAGCGACGCGCCCCAAGCTCTACGAGACAATCGACCCAGCCGACTCCGAGCCCCTGCGGCGGGTCGTCACCGAGGGCGGCGTCATCTATGAGCTGCCTGCCTCGCTTGTCGCCGCCATGATCGACGCCCAGGACAACGGCGGCATCCGCATCCTCTCCAACCAGCCTGCCTTCGAGGTAGTCCTCACGGAGGTAGAGTACCCGCTCTACCCCGATGGGCGCCTAGTCGTCATTGTGGACGATGACCTCCAAGTTGAAGATCGGATGAACCCGTTCGGGTTCGTTCCGCTGGCCGAAATCGTCGCCAATTCCGACCCCGGCGGTGGGCAGGTGGGGCCATCGGACATCGACCTCATCGCCTCCCCCTTCGAGCAGCTCGTTCGCATGGTGGCGCTCGTCGGCGATACTGCGATCATGATGGGCAACCCAGCTTGGCGCATCTGGGCGGACGACCCGCTCCAGAACGATGATGTGACCAACGCCGCCGGTATGATCCTGCGCGAGTCTATCATGTCGCTGCGGTACTCCAAGCGTGAGCCAGCGCCCAACATGCCGCCGTACATCCAGAACCATATCAAGTTCCTCATCGACACGATCAAAGAACTCTCTGGGCTCTCGGATATTGCGGTGGGCAAGATGCCAGCCAAACCGCAGATCGCAACTGAGACGATGACGATGGCCCAGGAGGCATCAGGTGTCCGGTTCCGCGACTCCCTCTCGTCCCTCTCGATGGCCATTAAGATCGTAGGCGAACAGTTCCTAGAGTTCATGGCACGCTTCTACACGAGTCCGGTGGTTGTCCAGATCAAGAACGAGGCGGGAGTCGAGGAACCGGTCCCAATGCTCGGCGCGTACCTCACCGAGCCCATGATCGTCGAGGCCAAGGCCGGCTCGCGCCAGCCCTCCGGTCCCAGCGCCCGCCTCAACACACTGCTCTCGCTCAAGAACGCCGGTGTTCCACTCGACATCGAGACGGTCTACCAGATTCTCGAAGAGCTGGGCTCGATCCCATCCGCCTCAGCGGCCTTGCGTCGGATCGAGGAGCTGATGAAAGACCCGCGCCAGAAGTGGAAGCTCCTTACTGCGCCGAACGGTGGGAACCAGCCCAAGAAGCCGGGCAGCAAGGCTTCTCGGAAGGCGGGCAAACCTGCCGCGTAGTCTTGCGCGCCGAGCGTCCGCGTGCTATACCGATGGTGATGTCGCCCCAAGCCGAGGCTCGCTGACCCGTGGCAATGGGACCCCCAGGAGGGCCGGGGCCTGGTGCCCCGCCGCCGCGTCCACCAATGGGGGCACCCCCACCGCCGCCAGCAGCACCGCCTCCTGGCGCTCCCCCGGGAGCGCCTCCGGGGGCTCCGCCCCCACCACAACCGCCGCCACCACAAAACAGCGGCACGGGCCTTGGGGCGGCATCGGCTCTTGCTGCGCTGTTGACGGACCTGCCGAGCCATCTCGGCCCCGGCTGGCAGAACGTCGACGTTGGCATCCGCGCCCTGCGCCTGGCGCTGCGATCGACTGACTTCCAGCAGTTGCCCAAGGTCGTCGCGGTCCTCCAGTCGGAGGTTTCCACCTTGACCAAGCTCGTCGCCACCTACACGGAAGCGACTGCCGGTGGGACGAGCACGCCCAGCGTCGAGCCAGCCCAGAGGGAACCGGGCTCGCTTGGCGAAACGTCGGCCGATGCCGACAGCCAGCCGGCACCGACCGGCGGCGACGACGAGACCTAACGCTGGACGGAGAGGAGGGTTAGAGGCATGGCAAAGCGTCACAAGGGTGTCATGGGCCATATCAAGGGGCTCAAGAAGCACCACAAGAAAGGGCACAAGGGCCACAAGCGCCACAAGCGCTAAGCCCGCTCCGACCGTGACGGCCTAACCGTGCTCGACTTCGAGACGGTTAGGCCTTCACACATCCTGAGGAACACCGATGCCGCCTGAGACCAAAACTCCGCCGAAGTCGTTCCGCGAGCACATCGAGAGCGTCGTCGCCGACGCCACGAAGGACGCCCCGCAAGACGCGAAGGCCGCTGCGCTTGCGGGCTCGATCCCCGCGTTCTCCAAGGGAACGCTGCCGATCGACCCGGCTACGCAGCAGCCGCTCGAACCGCCGACGTTCGACTCGACGCAGGTCGCGCTCCCCGAGGACAAGCCTGCCGCCGCGCCCCCCGCCGCTGTTGCCCCTACCGCCCCTGCCACAGCGCTTGCTCCGCCCTCCGCGCCGGCGGCCACGGCGGTCGCGCCGAGCGACCAGCCGACCGCTCCGGCCGCCGTTACGCCCGCTGCCGCCGCTGCTGCCGGTGCCGCAGTGGAAGCGGCCATCCCGGATGTGTGGTCCGACGCCGTCGACTTCGAGTTCGAGGACCTGGACCTCTCCGAGGGCGGTAGTCCGGTCAAGGTCCCGATCCGGGTCCCCAAGGCCTACGCCGAAACGGCCAAGCGCGGCTACGGCCGCCGAGCCGCCTACGACCGCGCCATCTCACGCTTCAACCAAGCTGATCGGACACTGCGGCCCCTCATCGAGGACGGTCGCATGGCGCGCATCCTGCCGCTCATCGAGCGCGCCTTCGCCGACCCTGAGTACGGGGAGCTGGTGTGGCGGGCGTACGAGCGGCGCGTCGCGGGCCTGCCCGCGATCGACCAGCCTCGCCCCACCCAGGCACCGCCAACCCAGGCCGCCGTCGCTGCGCCGGGCGCCCCGCCCGAGCTGGACGATCCCTACCTCTCACCGTATCTCACCCCGCTGCAAGCCCAGCTCCAAGAGGTCCGCCAACAGCTCTCGACGCTCACCCAGTCCCAGCAGACAGCCGAGCAGCAGCGCCAGGCGGCGCAGCGCCAGCAGGCCCTTCAAGCGGAGCAGCAGCGCCAGGCTCACCAGCACCTTGCGAGCATGTACCCGGGCATGTACCGGCCGGACCTGGCGGGCAACGACCCGACCTTCAACCGGGCCATCCAGTTCGCCCGTGACGCTGGCTACTTCCAGCAGTACGACCTCAAGGCCGCCATCATCTTCGGCGCCCAGGGCGTGGCCGCGATCGAGGCCGAGCGCGCGGCGCTCTCCGGCTCTCCCGCCGCCGAGGTGCTCCAGACGATCGAGGCTCGCCAGCTCGCTGAGGCCAGCGCCCAAGCGGCTGCCTCAGCCCGAGCGGGCGCGGGCGGCGCCGTCGCCGCACCTGGCCCCGCGCTCCCGGCGGGCCCGGGACCCAAGCCTTCCACCAAGCGTGCGGACGGCAGCCTCAAGGCGCCGGATGAGTACATGTCCGAGGTCGCTGCCTGGGTCCAGCGCGGTGGCGGTCGTTGACGGCCATGGTATACTAGAGGTCGGAACGAAGTCTCCTGTGGGCAACCTGAAACCGCCACCCGATTCTGCCCGGGTGGCGGTTTCGTTTTGCCCCCAGCGCTTGACAGGTTCCCAGGCCCCATGGTATTCGTTACCCAAAGCCAGCCGTAGGACTCTGACCGCCAGCGGGACGCTCTGCCCCCGCACCAAGCGCGAGACGGACTCCGAGAGCGAGGCGCACACGCTGCGTTTCTTCTTGGAGTTTTCGCCATATGCCAGCCGGGCTCGGGGGATACGACCAGGCCTCTGCGATTCTCGCGGAGTCGTTCGCGCCCTACGTCTCAGACGCGGTCTTTATCGGCAACCGCGTTGTCACCGTCTTCTGGGAACACGCCCGCAAGCACGACGAGGGCCGCTTCCTCGCGATCCCCGTGCTCGGCCAGAAGAACGACACCGCCGAAGCCTTCGGCCAGTACGACCAGCTCTCCAGCGGGCCACAGTCGCTCTACGACGTGGCCTCGATGCCGTGGTCGTGGTACCAGACCGCTGTCTCGCTCGACTACATCACGGTCAAGCTCGTGCGCGGCCCGAACATGCGCGTCGACAACCTGGTCGTCCAGCAGGAGACCGCCATCGGGTCCATCACGGACCTGCTCGGCCAGGACACCTGCTCGGTCACCAAGGGCCGCTCGACGCAGCACGGTAACAACCTGGTCGGCATCTTCGAGGCGACCGACAACGGCAACACCTTCGATGTCTACGCCCAGCTCGCGCGTCTGGGCACTGGGTCCCTCGCCACTTGGGCCGGACAGGTTATCTCGCTCCCCAACTCCGGCATCGGCACCGCCTCCAACGACGCCTCGCGCTCGCAAATCCTGCGGAACATGGCCGCCTGCGTCGTCGGCGACGCCTCACCGTCCCACATCATGGGCCGGCAGCAGGCTGTGGCCTCCTACATGTTCACGATGGACTCCCAGGTCCGCGTCTCGCCGGGTGACTCGGCCAACCCGTACCTGGGCAACCCGCACTTGCTCGCAGCGGTATGGGTCGGTGACGACCACTTCGACGTGTACTCCAACGGCAGCTCGCTCGGCTACAACATGTTCTATGTCAACGCCGACCATCTGTGCTACCGCTACTTCGGCGAGAAGGGCTTCGACTTCATCCCCTGGATCGACACCCCCAACGTGCTGGAGAAGACCTGCCGCTACGTCATCGGCTTTGCCTGCTGCTCGGACAACCCGCGTCTGACAGGGTGGTACGGCGCGTTGAACGACCTTCTCAACCTCTAAGGTGATGGAGAACTAAGAACATGGCCGCCGAACGCTCTCGCCCTGGAAGCCACTCCGTCCGTAAGGGGAAGGCTGTGGGGCCGGACTATCCAGAAGCACGGTACCGCAACCCGTTCGATGACGAGCGGGACCACTACACCGGCGGCGAGGGAGAGAAGACGCTCTACTCGCCGGTCAACACGCCATCGGGCATCCCAAGTGAGCTGCACCACGGCTACAACGACTACTGGGAGAAGGGAAAATAAAAGCAGATGCCGTTGCACCGCCTTTATAACCTCGTCACTGGGACCTACAACCCCTCCAGCATGACGGGCACCTTGCCTGGCGGCGCCGGCTCGGCGACCTCCGGTACGGCAGTCCAGCCGGGTATCTCCGCGCCTCGGCTGGAGGAGTCGGTCATCGAGGTGCTCGACGCGACCGCGTCCGTCTCCATCCCGACGCCGGTCTCCGCCGGCAAGCTGCTGGTGATGACACCGCAGTATGGGGCGTTCGGCGCCATCTGGCAGCAGAGCACGCGCTACCAGCAGCCGATCCCGCGCGGCCAGTACGGCATCGTCATGGTGCCCGGCAAGGCGAACGAAGAGACGGCGGCGCTCGGCGTCGCGACCGGGACCAAGGCAATCGTCATGTACGACGGCCCGATCCAAGCGTTCGTCACCACTGGACCCAGCAACACCACCGCCATCTCGGCCGGTATGCCGCTGACGGCTGACGGCTCGGGCAACCTCACCTACGCAGGTGCCTCTCCGGCCGCCGGCACGGTGCTGGCCACCGCCGCTGGCGCCATGGCGACCAACATCTCGACGCCAACGCTGCTCAATGTCTACGTTGGGGGCTACTGATGGGAGCGAAGGACCTCGCCGTTTGGCTGGACTTGCAGAACAACCCGCTCGGCACCAAGGCGGGTGAGAACTTTCGCGTCCCGTCCAACTACCAGATTCCCAAGGCTCGCATCTATGTCGTGAACCACTCACGCACGCGCATTTGGAAGCGGATCGCTGTGCCGATGTCGGCCAAGCGCGGGGCGGAAGAGGTGCTCGTCTACGACAAGAAGCACGAGATGGAGCTGGTCGATATCTACAACGTCGAGCTGCTCTACCGCGCGGCCGAGAATGGGCGCGACATGAACCGCTACGAAGAGACGGTCAAGCCGGTCGTCTACGCCTTCCACGTCGGCCAGACGTACTACGCTATCCCCCCGGCGCGCGAGAAGGAGCCGGGTCAGAAGGAGCCAGCGCTGCCACGCGTCGAGGTCAAGGAAGGGGCCTGGGACCTGTACCTGGGCAACTATGATCGGATGCGCGCCGTCGACCCCAAGACCGGCCGGCCCGACATGCGCGTGCGCCAGGACGAGATGGAGAAGCTGGGCGTCTACTGGCGCGGGCGCAAGAACCCCGTCTTCCGGTACACCGACGATGGCGTCTCGACCAACGTCGAGGTCGACGGTAAGCCCAACCCGTACGGGTACCTGGAGTTCATCCGTGAGACGGTCAAGCCGTCGATGGAGCAGATCGACAAGGAGTACCTCACCGCACTCGACCTTATCGAAGCATGATGGTGGATGACTAAATGGCGCGACGCATCTCAGCCGTTTTCCAGGTGACCGAGGACAAGCGGAGCGAGGGGTTCCTGGAGTTCGCGGACCCCTCGACGCGGGTGATGACCTCCAACACCCACATCTGTGAGGACTTCAAGGCCGACAACGCCAAAGGGACCTCGAACGGCTTCAACTCGCCCGGCCGCTGGGATCGTAGCGGCACCACCATGTGGGCCCGGATGAACCGCGCCCGAGGAGTGAGCGACGATGGCGAGTAGCGCGATTAACGTCTCCAACCCCGTCACGAACCCCACGGCGGCACAGCTTGCGCAGATCGCCGCGAACATCGCTACGGTCTTGGGGGCCGGCTCCAGCCGAGGCAGTTACATCGACCTCTACGACTGCGTTACTGATCTTGCCGCGGCGATCAACTGTCTGGCGCAGGCGCTTTTGACGATCAACAACTCGACCGCAAGCTCGGTCGGGTCGGTTAGCACGCGCAACGCGTACGCCTTGGGGGCGACCGCCACCATTCCTACGATCATTAACACCGCGGCGGTGTAACGTGGGCCACAAGAAAAAGAGCAAGAAGCTGGGCGGCGGGGGCCGCTTCGCTGCGCTCAAGGAGAAGCTGGAGAAGCGCGGCGGTGTGAAGGACCCTGGCGGTCTCGCTGCCACCATTGGGCGTAAGAAGTTCGGCCGTAAGGGGTTTGCCAAGCTCGCCGCACGCGGCAAGCGGCACCGGAGGGGCTAAATGGCGAACACGGCAACGCAGCTCGGTCAGTACGCGCTGAACGTGGCGGTGGCTGTCCAAGAGCAGATCATCACCGGGCAAGTGGAAGGGGCCTCGAAGGGGCTCTGGACGACGGTGTTCGGCTGCATCATCCTCCTGGCTGAAGCCGTCATCGTCATTAACAACTCCAGCACTGGCGGTGGGACAATCCCTAACGCGCTCATAACTGGGAAGTATTCGGCTACGCAGCCTTCCACGACTGCCATTCAGGTGTGATGTGCGTAAGTTGCGAGCAATTCTTCTTGGACTGGCTCTATTCGGCCTAACTGCTCAGTCTCCGCCAATCACTCAGTACGGCTCGGGCAACTGGAGCCCGTCCTGCATCGTCAACCCGTTCAACTACCCGACGACCGCGGGGACGTTTTGGTACCCGTCATGTTCGTCCACCGGGCAACTCTCGGTCACCGGCGGCTCTTCTGTGCTGCCGTACACGTACACGTCAACGCAAACTGCGGTTGCAGCTTCGTTCTTGGGGATCGGTGGATACGACGGGACGAACTATCAGCCTGCGTTCTACGACGCAAGTGGCGTTGGACGTGTCGCGGTTTGTAATGCTCTCACCGCGAACTGCGCCTCCGTTTCGACTATCAACGCCGATAGCATAGTGAACACGACCCAAACGGTGGCCGGACGCTCCTTCAACTACGCCTTCAACGGCACTACGTGGGACCGACTGCACAAGGACACCTACGCAGCGGGTCCCATCTGGGCGGCCGAGGGCGGCTCTACGACGACGACCATCGCGGCTGCTACGGCAGGGCCAACGGTTATCAAGGGCAGCGCTGGTCGCCTCTCGACCGTCGTCATCACGACCGCTGGGACTGCGACGGCCGTTACGTTCTACGACAACGCCTCGGCGTGCTCGGGCACGATCATTGGCATCATCCCGACGACTGCGACGCTCTCGGCGGCCGTCGCGGGCGCTCCGCCGTACGTCTTCAACATGCCGGCGGCCAACGGCATCACCGCGTGCGGCGGCACAACGAGTGCTGCTGTGACCGTGTCGTATTGGTGATGTATGCCGTTAGAGCCTGGAGGTTCACCTTCCAAGACGATCCCAGAACTGCACTCAGGCCGTACCTTCAAGCGTACTAAGCGCAAGTACGGTAAGAAGCGCGCTCAGAAGCAGGCCATCGCCATCGCGCTTGCTAACGAGCGCAAGGGCAAGAAGCATAGTCGATACAAGCGCCGTCATAGGAGAGACTAGTGGCCACCCCAACGGGATACTCCGGCGCTTCCGCTATCGCGATGGTCCAGAACCTCACGAACGAGTCGAGCCTGCCATCGACCAGCGTCATCCTCACCTTCCTCAATAAGGGGCTGGAGGAAGTTTGTCGCTTGGTGGGTGGGCCGCGCCTGTGGGCCGCATACCCAACGGAGAATAACCAGACCTCCGTCCAACTGAACGCGGACGTAGAGGAAGTGCTCTCGCTGAACTTCTCCTCGGGGGCGAACAACTCCAGCGGCTTCATCACGACATCCTCGCCGCTCTCGCAGGGGACGCTGGTCTACCCGATGGTGCTCCTGGAGCAGGCGACGTTCATGGATGCGGCGGCCGGTTTCCCGGCGGTCGGGTATGGGCCGCCGCAGGCTGCCTTCGTCTATCAGGATCAGGGCACAGCCCCGACGACGACGCTGCCCACCCCCGACGCCGCCGCCTTCGCCTACCAGAGCGGTACGTCCAACGGCGTCGCCTACACGGTCGTGCTCACCTACACGAACGCGGCGGGCGAGACGAGCGCGGGTGCCACGTCGAGCTACTCCCCCTCGACAACTGAGCAAGGGGTTGTCAACTCGCCTGCCGGCGTCTCCAACGCGACGGGCTACAACGTCTACGTCGGCACGAGCGCCGGTCCGTACTACCTCCAGAACACCTCGCCGATCGCGCTGGGCTCGACCTACACGCTGCCGGGCACCCCGACGCTCTCGGGCACCCAGCCGCCCGCCACCAACACCGCGACCGGCGCCGGCACGGGCGGCGCGCTCTGGCTCCAGCTCTACCCGGCCGCTATGATCGGGCAGGTCAACGTCTACTACAAGGCGCGTCCCCAGCTCTGGGCCGACACGACGACCAACTCCTGGACGAACCTGGACACCTCGGCGCAGCAGGCCGCCGTCCTCTTCGGTGTCATCTGCGTGCTCTACAACCGTGGCCGTGGGGATGAGGCAAAGCAGCTCTGGGAGCCTCAGTACAAAGACATGGTCGGCGATGGCTCTGAGAAGCCCGGCTCCCTGACTGCGGCGCTCAATCGGCGCACAGTTGCGCGTTCGGGCCAAGTACGAGACGTGCGTGACCGCTCGTTCCCCAGTGCGCCGTGGTGGCTAACGAGCCCGTAACATGCCGCTGCTCAAGTTCGGCCGCTTTCAGCGTGGGACGCCGTACTCTTCGGAGTTCGGCTTCTATGGCTTTGCTGGCGGTCTGAACGTCAAGGGCGCCCCGCAACTCCTGGCCGACAATGAGCTGACACAAGCTCTGAATGGCTACTTGCGACCCGATGGCGCCTTCCAGATGCGCAACGGTATGAGCGCGTATGGAACGACGCAGTCCGGCACGGGGATGACCATTCTCGCCCGGTTCTACCAGGACGTGAAGAACGGCGTCGTTCAGACGCCCGAGACAGTCAAGCTGCTCGCCGACTTCAACGGCACGCTCTACAGCGTTCCCGTTGCGAGCACTCCTCCTCCGGCTACGTGGGCCACCATTGGCTCGATCGGTGGCTCGTCGGCGAACCCGATGACCTGGGTCCGCGTCCAGAACCCCGACGATCAGAACTTCGCATTCTCCGGCACGTCGAGCGCTACGAGTTCGACCACGCTCACGGACTCCTCGGCGTCGTGGACGACCAACATCTTCGCCAACTCCATCGTGACCTCCGGTAGCTCGACCGGCATCGTGGCCTCCAACACCGCGACGGTGCTCACGCTGACGGCAGCAGGCTGGACGGGCGGAACGCCATCGTCTGCGCAAGCATTCACGATCAGCAACAACGGCCAGACTGACTGCATGGTCATCTGCACTGGCGTCGGCGGACCGTACGTCTATGATGGGCAGACGCTCTACACGCCAGCAGGCTGGGCGGCGGCGACGAACGCGTCCTGGTGCGCGCTGGTCAACGGGATTCTCTGGTTCGGAGGTATCCCGCTTACACCGAACCAGATATTCGGCACGGGCGATGGCATCATCGCTTCGATGGAGACGCTGCCAGCCTACCGCAACTTCGTCCTCTCCGCCCCCGTGACGGGCCTTGTGGCGCAGGGATCAGGCGCGACGGCGACGCTGGTCATTGGGCGCAACTCTGGGCTCTCTGTGCTCTACGGCACAGGTCCATCGACGTTCTTCTTGCAGGACATCCCGTTCCAAGATGGCGTGACTTCAGGCCGCTCGATGGTCTCGGCATACGGGAACGTCTACTTCCTTGGTCACATGGGCTATTACGTCTTCGATGGTCAGTCCATTCCGCAACAGATTAGCCAGAAGATCGAGCCGTGGGTACTGAATGACCCACTCGTAGCTGTAAGTGGCTACCCGATGACTCAGAATTGGGAGCTGACCTGGGCACAGATTTACAACAACCGACTGCATCTTGGCTACTGCTCGAACGCGACGACTCCCAACGTCATCCTCGTCTATGATCTCATTGTGCAAGGATGGACGGTGCTCGTCACGACGCCTGGCGTTGCTTCGATGATCCTCCTGGACGCGCCGAGTGATGCGAACCCGTACGTCGCTCTTGTGGGCTCCTCCACCACTGCCCAGGTCTACACTTGGGACTATGTTCCGTCAGACTCCCAATCAGAGGCTCTCGATGGCGCAACCCCGGTCCTGGCGCAGGTGCAGTCGAAATACTTCAAGATCGGCGTGCCGGGGACGAATAAAGCCCTCATGAGGTTCTATCCCGAGTTCCTTGTTGCTGGCCCATTCGCGACGACCTTCGCTATCACCACCGACTACGGTCAAACAGTCACGAACGCTCTGACCACAAACCCAGCCCAGTTGGCGACGGAATTAGTGTGGGACGTTGGAGCGTGGGATCAAGCCGTGTGGGGAGGAGACTTCGGCTTCTCCTCATTTGGGCCGCCGGCAAGTCGAATTGACCTCGCGGGACTCGAAGGCGAGGCGTTCTCCTTCGGCGTCTCGATGACGCAGGCACTTGCGCCGTGGATTTGGTCTGGCGGCAGCGGCGTTATCCAGCAGCGAGGGAGAACCTAAGTGTCAACGCTCACTATTCCTAACAGCTTCACGGCAGGCACGACCGCACTCTCAGCTTCGGTGAACGCGAACTTCACCGCTATCGCGACGTGGGCGAACGGGAACGTCGATAGCACGAACATCGGGTCGTTTGGTATTTATGCCTCCCAGATCATCCCGACAAGTGTGGCCACTGCAACGTTTGGCGGGACGCAGAACTATACGTTCCCTGCCAGTCTTGTGCTCGCCAACACGACGGCTACCGCCATCTCCTCGGCGGCGACGGGCTCCACGGCGGGACTCTCTCTCAATAGCACCAACGGGACCATCACTGTCGCAACGCCGATCGTCAACTTCCAGCTCAGTGGGGTCACGAAGGCTCTCGTCGCGGTGGACGGCGGCTTCGCGCCAGGTGCCGGAACAGGCACGGGCCCTGGCACCGCTAAGTACTACAGCGGCTCGGGGGCGCCGACGTTCTCAGCGCCCAACGGCTCGCTCTACACGCGGTATGACTCCACGACAGTCCTGTACGTCAACACCTCAGGGGCGAGTAGTTCTGGGACGACCTGGACTGCCGTGACTGTACCGTGATGCTACTGGCAGGCTTGAATGTCTCCCGCCGGGTACTCGCAGGCAGTGATCGACTGCACTTGAGACTGGTTGACGTAGGTCCAAGGGGAGGTTCCAGTCGGGAGGTTCAGGCGCACAAGGGTGCCCGAAATGAGGAGAAATGTCCATAGAATCCACATGTCCCAAGTGTACCACATCTGCCGCTGAAGTGGAAGCCAAGATCGCCAACCACCTGGCGGAGGCCCAGACCATAGCCGAGCGCGTCAACGCGCGCAACGCCGCGAACGCTGAGGACCTACGGGCGCTGCACCAGCGCGAGGGCGCGGTTATCGCTCTACGGGAGTTGCTGAATGCGTAATACGGCAAATGCCGGCATCGACGCCTTCCGGCAAGTTTCCCAGCTTGGCATCCCCATCACAGCGCCGCTGGTAGACAACACGCCCGTTGGCTCGTTCTGGTGCCGGGTTGGCATCACCGTCCTGTCCACGCCGACCAACATTCCGATCCAGCTCACCCGCGTCCCATCGGGATGTATCACCATACGTACGAGCAATGGGGCCGTGATCTTCCAGGAGGCAGCCGACGTTGCGGCCTCGTCGGGCTCGGTCTTCGTCTGCCGAGCAACAAAACAATCAATGTTCACGCTGCTCATTGGTTAGGAGGAGAGATGCGCAAGAGCGTCCAGGTTCGACCGATCACTCCCGACGACGCCGCCGGGGTGCTGGCGATCGTGCGTGAGTGCAATCTGCCTCGCGGGTGGCACTGGCCCGAGGGGGTGCCGGGCCTGGTCGCGGAGGGCGAGCATGGCGTCGTCGCGTTCTGCGCGCTGCGGGAGTGCCCGTATGGCCTGGTCACCGAGGAACTGTGGTCGCTCTCGACGCGCGCCGGGTACGCGGGCCTCGCCGCCCTAGCCAGCGCGCTGGAGCGGATCGCGCAGGGGCTCGCGAACCAGCGCGGCGAGCCGCTCTCGCTGGGCGGGATCATTCGGCACGAGCGCTGGCGGCACATCCGCGCGCTCGAAGGCCGGGGCTACAGCCACGAGGCGACCGTCATGTCGAAGACCTTCCAGCCGTGTGCTACGATACTCGCGGCAGAGGAAGCAATGGCTGGAGCAAGCAAGTGAATCTCTTCTCAAGCCCCTCAAAACAGGCGCAGTCGGTTGCCAACGCCGACGAGGGAATCACCTCGACGGAGATGCAGCAAGGCGAGCAATACTACAACACCGCCGAGAGCAATATGCGCTCGGCGCTCACCGGCTTGCCCAACCCGTTCGCTGGGGCCTCGCCCTCGGCGTGGAACTACGCGGTCAACCCCCAGAACGCCGCCGCCTTTGGGCAGGAGGGTCCGTCAGGTACGACGAGCGGGCAGCCCACGGCGGGCACGAACCCGTTCGCGCCCACCCAATCAGCCCCGCCTGGACAGGTGCGGACGACGCAGCCTGTTGCGCGCAGTAACGGCGCAGGGCAGCCGATCTGATGCTCAATCCTTTCGTGAGCGGCGCCCCGGTTGCCGACGATCCTCAGTTTGGACCCGACCCTAACATCCTCGACGCATCTGACGACTCGGGAGGTGAGGGTAGTGGAATGCCGCCGCTGATGAGCGGGGCGCCGGTCCAAGCTGACCCGCAACTGGCGGGCACGGTCGGCACCGCCACGGTCGCGCAGCAGCCGTCGTCCGGGGGGTACCAGCAGTTGGTGGATGACGGGGTTTCGCCACAAAATGCGGCCCAGGTCCTAAGTGGTGTCGCCAACACCGCGACCCAGGCGCAGGCTCCGCCGACCTCAGGTTCGCCGGTTACGGGGTTCGTTCCTGACTCCTCCTCCTCGGGCACGACCGGGTCGTATGCAGGTTGGCAGCTCACGCCGAGCGAGATTTCCTCTTACGCGCCAGTTCCTATTCAGGACCTTGGGCCTACGCCCTCGGTCTCGCCGACGTATGCCCAGTCCGCCCAGGCGACGACTCCAAGCGCTCCAAGCGCCTTCATTGCCAGCACGCCATTTGCAAGCGCGGCGCAGCAGGGGTACTCGACCACGGCTGCTGCCCAGCAGGGCTACGCAACGACGGGCTCCGCTCAGCAAGGGTACACGACGGTCAATCCGCAGCAGTCGCAGCAGTACCTCAATCAGTACGAGGCGCTGAACGCCGCTGCACTGGCACCTACGTTCCAGCAGCAGCAGATGCAGCTTCAGGACTCCAGCGCCGCGCGTGGTATCTCGAACTCCGGCGCGGCGAGCTACCTCCAGGGCAACCTTCAGGGGCAGCAGGCTTCTGCACTCGCGTCCGCCGACGCTCCGCTCGTCTCGCAAGAGGCTGGGTACAGCCAGTCTGACATCGCCGCGAACCAGGCTGCTGCGAACTCTGCTCAAGCTGCTAACGCCGGGTACCAGCAGCAGTCACTCTTGGCGAACGCTGGCTATGCGAACACGGCTCTGGGCGCGAACGCGGGGTACCAACAGCAGGCGAATCTGGCCAATGCCGGGTACGCCAACACGGCGCTGGGGGCCAACGCTGGCTATCAGCAGCAGACGAACTTGGCTAACCAGAGCGCTGGGTTGCAGACGAATCTCGCCAATCAGAACGCGATCAACTCGCTCCTTTCTCAAGGGTACTCCTACCAAGAGGCAGTGACGCTGGCCAACCAGTCGAACCAGCAGGCGACGAACCTCGCGAACCAGAGCGCCGCTAACACCGCGTCCGCGACGAACGCCTCCTACTACGACCAGGCGCTCACGGGGAACGCCCAGGCATACGACGCGTATCAAGGTCAGCTACTCTCTGGCGCTGAAAACATCTACGGCACGGACCTAAGCGCCTATCTCAATAGCTACGCTCCGAGCACAGGCGTAGAGTCGATCATTAACACCGGAACGAGTGGCGCTGAGAGTGGCTACAATAACATCTACGGCAGTGCCACGAGCAACCTCTTTGGTTGGCTAGGCATCTGATGAGCTATCAGTCGCCGTACGCGAACATCGTCCCACCGCCGCCGACGACGGCCCCGATCGGGCCGCCGGGGCCGCCCACGCCCATCCCGCCCGCTGTGGACGCGGCGCTGCCGCCGGGGATCGCAGGCGGGCCCAACCCAGCGTCGGCCGTGCGGGCGCGCACGCGCGAGAACGCCAAGCGCGACCAGCGGCGGCGCGACGATGCCAAGATCGCGCGCCAGGTCAAGGGCTCGCCGCAGCCGCCGCCTGCGACGCCGCCGAACTCGACCTCGGATCAGCCGCCGCAGCTCGCTCAGCCCGCCGCGCCGGTCCCGCAGATGACGGCGCCGACGATGCAGCAGCCGAGCTACCAGAGCCCATTCAGCGACCCGCACACGCGAGGCCTAGAGTACGCCGCAATCGGGCTCTCGCTCTTGTTTCCCGGCTCGCCCATCTCGCACTTGGCTGCTGGCGCTGCCCATGGGCTCAAGCAAGGCGCCGATGAGAAGTACGCGCGCGACGAGCAAGCGGCGCAGCAGAAGTACCAAGTCGCGCGCGAGCAGGCCCAGAGCACGTTCCAGAACCAGGAGGAGGCCTACAAGGCGGCCCAGCTCCAAGCACAAACGAACTTCCAGAACGCCCAGGTCAAGTACGAGCAGGATCAGCAGCTCCGCAACCAGGGCATCGACCCGCGCACGGGTAAGCCGTTCAACGTGCCGCCAGTCCTCCAGCGCATCGTACCGCCGGGCCAAAACCGCCAGCCAACGCTACAGGACTACGAGAACCACGAGCGCGGCCTTGCGAACTTCTACACCTCGGTCGGTGCCAAGGCCCTAGCCTCCGAGCATGACGAAGCGGCCAAGGCGTACAACGCCCAGGCCGTGGAAGCGCAGCGGGAGGCCGCCGCCTGGGCGAAGGAGATGGCCACCCTGCGGGCCGAGTTCATGCGCCAGGACCGCTCGATTGCCGCCGCTGACGCGCGTGCTGCACGGTCGGAGGCTGCTACAGCGGGGCGCGAGCAGGCGAACCAAGCCGAGCACGAGGATTTCGAGATGCGGATGCACATGCTCGACTTCAACGTGACCAAGCGCCCCGAGTACCTCGACAAGGCGGCCAACGACTCGAAGGCGTGGTCGCAGTCCTGGCTCAAGGCCATCACGCCTGGGACGCCCAAGCCCGTGATGGGCAGCCTCTACGCCAAGCCCGATGGCACGACGACCCCCGATAAGCGCCAGGCAGCGCCGGTTCCCCCTGCCCTCACGCCCGAGCAACAGAAGGTCGCCCAGGGCTACTTCAGCATGATCGACAAGGCGAACGACCCAGTCGGCATGGCGCAGTGGCTCTCGGAGCATACCTCCATCGCCGACAACTCTTCGCGGGGCGGCACAACGCTCCAGACCCTCATGGAGGAGCGCGGCCGTGCTGCGCAGTGGCGCCGGCTTGCGAACTACCTGCCCATCACCCAGAACACCTACCCGACGCTGCCCAAAGGCGGGACGGCCAGTGGTGGGAGCAAGCAGCCCGACACGGCAGCCTACCGCCAGGCGGTGGCGGCGGGGACCGCCAAGGCCAAGGCGGCTGGCCTTGACCCGAACGACCCACAGGTCAAGAAAGCGATCGAGGACGACGCGCGTAGCCAGAGCAGCACGCAGGCGACGCCGACACCACTCGGAACGGCGCCGGCCACTCCGTGAGCGCCCTTGACGCGCTGATCCGCGCAAAACAGACGGCCAAGCCCGCAACCGTGACCCCCCCGGCGCCAAAGCCCGCTGGAGGTGCGCTCGATGCGCTCATCTCGCGGCACACTGCGCCGCAGGAGGACCCGCTCGCGGCCCAAACTGGCCTGCATGGCTCGGACCTGAGGGCGGCGCACATCCGGCAGTCAGAGCAGAGCGCTCTGGCAGCAGCACCTGGCGGAAAAGGGCCAGATGCGCTCACGCTCGCAACAGACTACCTTGGCACACCGGAGTACCTGCTCGATGCTTTTGGGCGGGGGGCGGTAGGAGGCGGCCTTAAGAACCAGGTGCGGGCGACAGGGGAGAATCTTGGAGATGTGCTCTCTCACCTGGACCCCTCCCACATTGACGAGATTCGCAAGCGGTACTCCATCTTTGGGCAGGAGTCGCTACAAGCAGCGGCACGCAGCGGCGACCCAATCGCGAAGTGGTTCCTCACCGGCCACGCTACGCAGGCCGCTGGACTGCGCGGAGCAGCCGCAGTTATGCCTCCCAGCGCTGGCGCCCTAGCTGGAGCCGGTGCAGCGGCGCTTGAACATGCTCCTGGCGCTGCCGAGGCCGCCCTTCAATTCCCGATGGGAGCAATGGCCGGCGGCGCCGCCAAGGGCCTCTTGAGAGCCGCTGACTGGGCGGCGCCCTACGTTGACGCTGCGCTCAATCGCGTGCCGGGGATCGCGAAGTTCGACCAGGGCGCACGCGAGGTGCAGTACGGCTTTAACCGCTCCTTCCGGCCCTTCGCCAATGTGCGGATCGAGGCAGCCCGCAAGGCCGCCGCCAAGGGGGCGACGCCCCAAGCGGCCCGCGCGGCTGGCGCGCAGGCCGAGCACGCGGCGCGCACGATCGCAACCGCCGCGCAGGAGGGAAGCGGCAAGGCGCACCAGCTCCTGGCCCCCGTGTGGCGCGGGACGACGCCGGCCGAGCGGGTCGAGATTGAGCGCCGCTCGGAGGGTCTGGCCTCCAGGCCCGCCACCGGCAAGCTCGGTGATGCGGAGCTGGACTCCCGCGCGCAGCAGTACCGCGCGCTCTTGCAGCAGCGCGACCACGATCGGGTAGCAGCGGGTCTGACCGACCAGCAGAAGCTCGTGCAGGGCTTCACTCCCCGGCCGCTCGCGCACGCAGGCTACTCCCAGACGGCGGCCACCGATTACGACCGGGCCAAGGGCCTGGGGCTTCTGCCCGAGGACTACGACCCGGCCAATAACGCGATCCGTGCCTTCAGCGACACCTACGCCCAGATCGAGCAGCAGCAGGCCGGTGAGACTCTGCGGGCGCTGGGGCTCTCGACGCCCTTGGAGTACAAGACGGCTAGCGGCACCTCGATGGGCTACGGCACCCCTGGTCGGCGTGCGGCGAGCAACTACGCTGGCCGTGAGGGCAACCAGGCGGCGCTCTTGCGCGCTGGCCAGGAGCTGGGCATCCCCACCCGGCAGACGGCCGCCGGGCAGACGGAGCTGGTGGGAGTGCCGCGCGCCCACGCGACCGGCGAGGACCTCGCGCGAGTGGCCGAAGCGCGGCGCTCGGGCGCCCAGCTCGGACGCTACGCGCAGCGCGTCCAGGGCGCCGCTACGCAGAGCGGCCAGCGGGCAACTGCTGCCTTGGACGCTCAGCACGCCAAGCTGGTCGCCGACGCTCAGCGCACGCTGCGCTCGGCCACCGCCACGGCGGCCCAGAAGGTGCGCGCCCAGGCCGACCTCCAGCAGGCGGCCCTGGCTCGCCAGCGCGCGGTTGCCGAGCAGCGCTTGGGCGCCAAGCTCCCGCAGCACAACCCGGCGTTCGATCCCGAGGCGAGCGGCCCCGGCCCGCGCTTGACGCCGGAGCAGACCACGCTCGCTAAGGTGCTCGCGCCGGTCTCGCGCCTCGGGGAGCAGGCAGGCAACACGGTCGACGCGATCGAGAAAGCCGGCCAGAGCGCGGCCGAGGGTCTGGCGGCCCGTGCCGCGCGCCAGGCGGCCCGCACCCCCGCGCAAGCGGCGGCGATCACGGCGCCCGTGCGAGTGGTTGCCAGCGCCATCCTCAAGGGCGACGCTGCGGCGCAGGCGCGGGTGGCGAAGCTCTCGCTCCAGTACGCCTCGCGCCGCATGGAGCGGGACCTGGCGACCACGCTGCGCCAGCGGCAGGCGGCCCTGCGGCCCCGCGCGATCGAGGACATCCGCGCGCCGATGATGACGGGCGCCAAGGCAGCGGCCAAGGCCGCTGGTTACGAGACGACGCGCACGCCGGGGGGCTTCGGCTCGCTGCCGGTGTTCCAGGACTCGGCCCTCACCCGCTCGCTGGCTGACTTCCTCGAAGACGAGGGCGCCCGGCCCCCGGAGGCCAAGGGCATCGCCTCGTTCTTTGACCGGCTCAATTCAATGGCGCGCGTTGGGATCATCGCCAACCCGACCGTCCACGTCCTGTGGAACTACAACAACCAGTTCCTTGCGGCTGGGGGGTCCCCAGCGGACTTGGTCGACATCTACAACTTCACCAAGCCCTTCGACCAGAGGCTCATTGACGAGGCGCGTGAGGCAGGAGCGATCTTGCCCCACCAGCGCCTCGGCGAAGGGGTGCTCGGTGGCGACTACGCCACCATGATCGGGTCCTCTGAGGGACTCTCGCTCGCCCAGAAGATCGACCGTGGACTCACGGGCGCCTGGAACGCGAACCAACAGCTCGTCTTCAAGACCTTCGAGGAGCGCTATGCGGCCAAGCTCTACCAGCGCTTCGTCCAGCATGGCCTCACCCCAGAAGAAGCAGGGGTGGCAGTGCGTAAGGCTCTCGGTGACTATCAGAATGTCGCACGGCACGGTCCAGAGCAGTTCTTCTCGCGTGCGTTTTTTTTCTACCCTTGGCTCAAGACTATTGTACCGTTCTGGACGCAGACGCTTATCGAAGCTCCACAGTACGTGACGGCACCCATCCGCGGGCTCCAAGTCAATAACGAGGGCGACCCCAACGCCGACGCCATCTCACCCTACACGGTCGCCTGGGGCGGCGGCAACTACACCTCGCTGCCGTTTCCGCAGCGCGTGCTGGAGCAGTTCGCGCCGCTGCTCTCTGGCGACTTCCAGGCGGTCACGCGGGGCCTCGCCAACATCGCCGAGAGCCACGCGACGCCTCTGGCTGGCGCGGCGATGGACACGTACGGCACCCTCTCTTCATCGGCCCAGGAGCCGCAGCCAGGCGGTCACATCCTTTGGAACAAGGACGCGCCGACTGAGCAGCGCAACGAGCAGCTCGTGGGGAACGAGGCGGAGCGTGCCCTGCCGCTGCCGATCCAAGCCCGCTCGCTCATCGACTACGCCAAGGGCCTGCCCTCCAACCCCAACCCCTTCCAGAGCCTGGGGGGCATCGGAGCGACCTCGATTGTTGGGGGCACAAGCTACCGCCGGCCCTCGCCTGAAGCCTCACGCGCCATCTGGCAGGTCCAGGACGAGATGGAGGATACCCTTGCCCAGATGCGCCGCTCTGGCTCCTCGCAAGAAGAGATGGAGAGCGTCTACCAAACGTACCTCAAAGCCCTACACGGCCTCCAGAAGTCACTGACGGGAGAGTGATGTGAAAGCGATCCGTAAGAGCGCCGTAAGCGGGGTGATGTATGGCTGATGGGACTGCTGCCAATCGGCCAGCCGATACATTCGTCACCTATCGGGATGCGATGACTATGTTCGCAACGAAGGACGAGCTGCTTGCCATGCGGCAGAGCATCGATGCTATCCAGACGCTTGTCAGCTCGCTGCCGACCCGCAACGAGTGGCAACTTCGCTCTGAGTTTGACGACGCCTTTCGGGCTGAGACTAAGAGAGCACAAGAGGAGAACAAGGACGCCTTGGAAGCGCTCCCAGGCAAGTTCCTTCGCACAGTTGGGGTGATGGTTGGTACCATCGTCTCCATCGCTACTCTTGCCAACTTCCTGCTTCAGCATTGGAAGCCATGAGCAGGTGGGGTGTCAGCGGGGCTCAGGTCCTGCCCGACCTGCCGTACGCGGTCGATGTCACCTCCGCGTGCTCGGCCGTCCGCAACGGCTTCCCGGCGTGCTTCGCGTACGCGATCGCCTGGCGCGAGACGATCCGCGAGTACGGGGCGGACGCCGCTGGCCGGCTCCAAGACGGCTGGGAGACGCTGCCAGCGAACGAGGTCGGTCACGGCCTCTTCCAGCTCACGGCGAGCTACCCGACGAGCTGGGCCGATCCGATCGCGAACACCAAGTGGGCGATCGCGCACTTCCTGCTCCCGGATGTGGCCTTCATGCTCGACCAGGGGCCAGCGCTCTCCGGCCTCACGCTCGTCAAGCTCGTCGCCGCCGCGTTCAACGCGGGTCCCGGCCGCGCGTGGCAGGCGCACCTGGAGGGCGACGTTGACCTTGCGACGACGAACGGCTACGCTGCCGATGTCGCCTCCATCTATAGCCAGCTCATCGCTGGCGTCCATCCTCGCTAACTCGCTTACCGAAAGGACCAACCGTGGCAACGCTTGCACAGGACCTCGACATCGGCCTGCTCATCCTGGAGAACCTCGAAGCCTTCCTCGGGGGCCAGCCGGTCTCCAAGACCGTGCCGCTCGGGAAGGGGTCGCTCGCGCTTCAGGCGGTGCGGATCAGCGGCCCCGACACCCAGTACCCGGCCATCACGGGCTCCGTGACGACCATCCTCTTCCAGGTGCTCGGCGACTTCCTCGAAGAGACCTCCGGTGCCCCCGTCACCTTCGCCGAGAAGGTCGGCGGGACGTGGCTGGGCTGGACGTTGACCTACACCGTCCCGGCCTAAGATGAACGAAAGGCCGCCGGGGTGCATCCCGACGACCTCACGTTCCTACCCTCCCCCGCATCGAGCGGTTCCAGGCGCTCTGCGCCAGCGGCTCAACGGGGCTGGACCCGCGCCACTGCGCGTGGTGTCGGTTCCCGACCCCACGATCGTAGCAAAAGACCCCCAGCCTTGACGGGCTGGGGGTCTTTTGCATCACTCTGCTTTAGGCCGTCTTCGGCTTCTTGGGAAGTAGGCCCTGCAAGGTCGTGATCGCGTAGCGGATGGCGAGCGTGCGCTCGGGCTCCGCGTAGGTGACACCGTCGCGCGCGCGGTCGAACTGCTCCCGCACGATCGCAGCAACGTCCGCCTTCTGTTCGGCGGTGAGCTGCGGGCGACCGGGCTTGCGGATCAGCTTGAGCTGGAGGGCCTTGGCGATGGCACGCTCGGGCGTGTGCGCGGCACCGGGGGCGCTGTAGACCTCCTGGAGGTACTCGACGGCGTCGGCGTACGAGGCCGTTCCGAGACTGGCGACGGCGACGCCCAGGTCGATGATGGCCCGCTCGGTCCAGACGGTGGGCTTGGTGCGCGCCTTGACAGGCTTGGTGGCGGTTGTGGTCATGGGATGATGTCCTTTACGTCCTGAAGGGAGTAGGCGACGATGGTCACGGCGCCGGGAGGGAGACTTTGTAGGAACCGTTCTTGCAGTTCCGTGAGCTGGTTCCCCTCCACCTTCGCTTCGATGGCTAGGAACCTGCCATCCATCATACACCCAATGATATCAGAAAGTCCAGCCGGAGCATACGGCCCAGCCCCCTGCCTCCAGCAGATGATGCCCCGAGACCGCAGGTGCTTCACGATCGCAGTCTTGAGCCTGGCCTCGGGCCCCATCTAGGGAGTGCAGAGCGCCCAGACTGCGAGCGCGATGGCCCACGCGGCCGAGAGAGCGATGAGGCCGAGCATCCCGTAGAACGCTCGGCCCTTCATCTCAGGTTCCAAGGTCGCCCCCCCTCTCCAGGAGCTTGCCGACCTCAAAGTGCTGGGTGTATAGCTCCTTCTGGAGCTGGGTTTGGGCCCGTGCGAGGCCGCCACGCGCGACTGCCTCGGCCGCCCGTGAGACGACTAGGCTGCGGCGCGTGTCGGCGACCAGGCTCACGGCGAGGCACCAGAGGGCGACGGCGGCAGGCACCCCGAAGGCCAAGCACACCAAGAAGAGGATGAACGCGACTAGCACGTTAGTCGCAGTCCTCGTGGGTGCGG